GGAGAAGAAGGGCGGCAACAAGCCCCCTGCTCCGCCCAAGGACGACGAGAAGAAGGGCGAGGGCAGCGCGAAGTAGCGTCGCCCTCCTACCGTGATAGGAGGTCAGTATGCTTGCGGCAAACGCAATGACGACGCTCGAACGCATGAAGCTGATGCTCGGGCTGACGAACAAGGATGCCTCTTTAGAGAAGCTGAAGCTGATGCTGGGTATTCCGGCAGATAGTGAAATTCCACCGGAGCAACTGGAGCAGATGCTCGGGCTGGCTGGTGCTGAGAACGAGCAGACTGACCTCATCATAGAGATGCTGATTAACCGGGCGTCGTCCTGGGTTGAGAGCATGACCGGGCGGCACCTGGGCAAGCAGTCCTACCACCAGTGGTACGATGCGGACGGAGCGCAAGAGCTGGTCCTGCTTGAATATCCCATAGTCAGCATCGAGAGCATCAAGGAAGATGGCGAGCTGGTGTCCCCGGACCGCTACGACTTCGGGCAGACCGGGCACATCGGTGTTGTGTACCGCGATGAAGGCTGGTTGAAAGCCGGATGGCGGCGCGGGCTGGCCTTTGACATCGTGGCCCCGAAGCGGGTCATCGAGGTGAGCTACACGGCGGGGTATGTTCTGCCGAAGGACGCCACCGACGATGACCCGCAGACGCTCCCGGCAGACCTGGAAGGGCTGCTGTGGGATATGGTGGCTCAGGCATACGCCAGCTTGCAGAACGGCTCCCAGGGGCTGAGCTCGTTCTCTATCTCTGATGTGAGCTGGAAGTTCGACAAGACCACAAATCCTGAGTGGGTGCGGACGGTCAATCTGTATCGGAGGTACTGAGATGGATGGACTTGATACCCTGCTGGCTGATTTCAACCGGTTGAAAGAAAACTGCCGGAAGCTGGAGAAGCAGAAGATCGTGGTCGGCATCGTCGGTAGTGCCGATTCCGAAGTCCTGAAAATCGCCCACGCCCATGAGTACGGCGTACCCGGCAAGCTGCCGGAGCGTTCCTTTATCCGGGCCAGCTTTGACCAGGACAAGGATAAGCTGGGCGAGATCGTTGACAGCCAGGTCAGCAAAGTTCTGGCAGGGCAGACGACACCGGCTGCGGCGGTGAACGCCATCGGCGCTCAGGCCGCTCAAATGGTGCAGAATTTCATCGACGACAACCGGGTTAAGCCCCAGTCGGACTTCAAGCGCAAACAGATTCATACCACGCTGTATGAGACCGGTACGCATATCCGCGACCGTATAAGCTGGAAGGTGGAGGAGAAGTAATGTTCTACAATACCCCGCGGCTACCGCGGGCATTACTCCACCCGCTGGTAGCCTATGACAAGGTTTCGGTGCCCGGACCCGGCGGACAGTCGAGGCCGGTCACTAAGGCGGTCTCCGCGTTCATGGGCGTGGTGATGCCGCTGTCCAATGAGGACTGGAGACTGCTCCCGGAGGGCTCCTATACGAAAAATTCGCAGAAGCTCTACACAGACAGACCGGTCACGCTAAAGCCCGGTCAGACCGTCCGGGATACCTTCGACGGGCAGCAGTACACCGTGAAGACGGAGCTGGCGCACAACACTATTCACCCTATGCTGCGGTACATCGTGGAAGGGGTGGTGCGCAAGTGACCATCGTGCAAGCCAGAGAAGCAATCTGGGCAGGGCTGAAGGAGCACATCGGATGCCCTGTTGTGCTGGCGGATGAGACGGCGGAAATGCCGGAGGTGCCGTACTGCTATTACAGTGTTCTGGCCCCCAGAATCACCAGCCATGCGTTCGGACTGATTGAGATTGAAGAAAGGCCGGAGGGCTTTATCCGGCAACGCTCTGAACCTGTGTCGGCAACGATGTCCTTCACCTTTTGCAGCCAGAGCCGGGATGTCCCCGGCGGCTATATCTACGGTGAGGATGAGGCTTTGGAGCTGGCGGAAAAGGCCCACGGCTTTTTCCTGCTGAATGGTCACTGCATCGTGACCGAACACGGCGATATTGTCATCCAGAACGTCGGCGGCGTAACGAACCGTTCCGGCTTTCTTGTGACGGACACCATACGCCGCTACGGGTTCGACATCCGGTTTGGTTATGTGCGGACCGACGAGATGCCGACAGTAACTATCAAGAATCCTGGGCATCCCCACGGGTTCTATATGAAGGAGGAATAAGTCTTATGGCAAGAGACGTAATTGTCGTTGTTCAGCGGGACGCTCTGCCGAAAGAAAAGGAAAATCTGGACATCCTTTTCATTTCGACTACCGGGGCTCAGCCGGTCAAGGTGTACCGGGATGTGCCGACTGTTGAGGCGGTGTTTGGCGAGAATGGCGCCACCCCGAACGCCAAGATCGTCCGCAAGGTGACTACCCTGCTGAATCAGGGCAAGACCACCCTAGCAGAGACGCTGATGAACAAGTTCAAGATCGTCGGCTTCGAGCCGCCTGTTGCCTCTCCCGCTACATTCGCCACCTTCGTTATCGACTTTGATAACGATGTGTTCGCCTTTGATGCACCTGCCGCGAAGCAGAAGCTCTATGTGCGGATTGGCGGCGACGACAAGGCTGTGGTCGAGCTGACCGCAAAGGTCGAGATCGAGGATGGCATGAAGCTGGCGGCGCAGTTCAAGGGCGCGACCTTCAGCAAGGGAGGTAAAACCTACACCGCCACCGTGAAAGATACCGTGGTTACGTTTACCGCTACTGAAGGCGGGTCTGCTGATAGCATCCCGGAGCGCGTCGAAATTTTCCTGGACGAAGCTATGTCTCAGGAGTTCGTTGCTACCGGGAAGAAGGATTTCACCAATGGCACCGACGCCAAAAGTGCCCCGGACAATCTCATCGAAGAAATCAAGAAGTTCCAGGAGGACGAAGACAACGACTGGTACTACTTTATGACCGACCGGGATGAGCCGGAGTTTGTCAAGGCGCTGGCAAAGTTCGCCGAGGCCAGTGAACCCTCGGAGGCTGAGCTGGGCGTCGGCATCGAGGACCATCGGAAGTTCTATATGGGCCAGACCACCGATAAAAACTTTGCCGACAACACCGCCCGCGCCGCTGTCATCTACACCACTGAGGAGTTTATCAGTGAGGAGCCGGACGCCTCCTACACTGGCAACGTCGGCCCGTTCTACCCGAAGAACGTGACGTGGAAGTTCAAACGACCGCAGGACGGTAACGCCGCCACGAGTGAGGGTACGAAGCTCATCACTCTGCCCAAGTTGACGGAGGGCGAGCGCGATCAGCTCGTCGAGAACCATGTCAACTTCTTGACGGAGGAATACAAGCGGCAGTACGTCAAGGAAGGCGTCTGCCTCAACGGTGAGTTTATTGACGTAGTGCTGGGCGCTGACTGGATCGCCAAGCGGATGCGCAACCTGCTCTACGACATTCTGCTGGAGAACGCCAATATCGACTACAGCGACGCGGGCTTCGGCCTCGTTGCCACGGCGGTGTTGCAGGCTCTGTCTGAGGCAGCAGACATCGACCATAACATCATCGCCCGCGACCCGGAGAGCAAGGCTGGCATCTTCACGGTGGTCATTCCGAAGTATGCAGACAGTACGGAGACGCAGCGCCGAAATCGTGTCATGCCGGACATCACTTGGGAAGCGCTGCTGTGCGGTGCCGTCCACTCGGTCAAGACTAAGGGCGTCCTTCGTGCGTCCCTGTAAGGAAGGAGGGTAATCTGTGTCCATTCTGAAAACCTATGACCCTACAAAGGTGAATATCACCTACAAGGGCAGGCAGCTCCGTATGTTTGGCGACAGCCTGTTTACGCTGGCGCGGGATGAGGTCAGCATGACGCTGAAGAAAGGCGTCAAGGGCGACAGTACCTATATCCGCAACGCGAACAAGGCCGGGAAGCTCACTATCACGCTCCAGCAGGAATCCCCGGACATCCCGTTCCTGGAGCAGTGCAACGAGACCTATACCGAGGCAAACCTCGCCATCACGGACGCGAACGAGAGTGGCATGATCTTTTTTGCGCAGAGCTGCGCGGTGGAGAAGCTGCCCGACAAGACCAGGGGCAAGGACGCCCCGGATGTTCAGTTCGTGTTCCTGATTCCCGAGATCAACCTGACCTAAAATCAGGCCGTGCCCGGAACATTGGGGCGGAACATTTGCGCTGTTGGTCGTAAGTTAGACACGAAAGTCTAAAGTTAGACGCGAAAGTTTACCCCAATGTTCCGGGCAATGTTCCGGGGATGTTCCACCAATGTTCCGGGTAATGTTCCGGCAGTTTTGTTTGAAGAACCGATTGAAAGCAGCCTGTCTACGGCAGAAATGCTTTTGAAATGTTCTGATTTTATACTGCTGGAACATTGGAACATTTAATCCTATAGAATACCTGAAATGGAGAGAATTAGAGACGCATTTTTAATATTGCGTCTCTAATTCCTCAGATACGGGCATATATACGCGCGCGAGAACGCGGAGGCCCTAAAACTGATTTTTTGAAGGAGTGTATAGGCTATGGCAAGAACGAAAGAAGTAACTGTAAACGGGGTGGACTACAAGCTCCAGAGCGTCAACTTTACCTGGTACTCCAACCTGACCGACCTCCACATCAGCCCCGCGCACGGGCGGAAGAACACGGCGAAGTACGCCGACGCGCTTATCAAGGGCTGCGTGGTGTCCCCCGCTGAGGTAGCGAAGCAGGGCATCAAGTTCTTCGATGACCAGGACGACATCGCTACGCCGGGTGAGCTGGTCCGCGAGATCGAAAACTTTCTTGCGGAGCGAGGCGAACCCAACAGAAGCGGAGAAGCGGGCAAGGCGTAACGAACGCTTCTGGCGGATGACGTTCTGCATGGGCGGCATCAGCTACACCGAGCTCAAAGAGATGGACCTCTACGAGTTTG